AGTCTTTACAGACTCTACTCAAGGTTGGTTACTGAAGAGTAAATAATCATGGCTACTTATAAAGGTACAGTTGGGACGGCAGTCGTCAACTACGCTGGTAATTATCCAGGCGCCGTGGAAGGTGAGCTTTGGTATGATAGCACCAACAAAGATTTCAAATATCAATATCCAAATGTAACAGCAGCTGGTTCGTGGAGAACTGCCAATGCTATGAATACTGCTAGAGAAAATTTAGGAGGCGCTGGAAGCAGTGGCACAGCCGCTTTAGCTTTTGGTGGAGCTCCTCCTGGTTCAGGTTATGGAAACACAGAATCTTATAATGGAACTAGTTGGACAGAAGTTAATGATTTAACTACTGCTAGATGGGGTTTAGGTGCAGCTGGAAGTTATACAGCCGCTTTAGCTTTTGGAGGCGGTACAGATCCTTCATATAAAAATGAAACGGAAACTTGGAATGGAACTAATTGGACTGAAGTAAATAATTTAACTACTGCAAGAAGATATGTAGAAGGTTTTGGAAGTAATACATCAGCTATAGCTTGTGGTGGATTTGAACCACCTCAAAGTGCAAAAACAGAATTATGGAATGGTACAAACTGGACTGAAGTAAACGATTTAAATACTAGTAGACAACAATTTGGAGCGTCAGGAACAGATAACACATCTGGTTTGGCTTTTGGTGGAGAATCTCCTCCCGCAACAGCAGTTACAGAATCTTGGAATGGAACGAATTGGACTGAAGTTAATGATTTAAATGTAGCAAGACCAGGTTTAGCAGCAGCTACGCAAGGCACAACAAGTTCAACTTTAGCTTTTGCTGGAGATCCACCTCCAGGAGTTACAGGACTTACAGAAGAATGGAATGGCACTAATTGGACAGAGGTAGCGGATATATCATCTGCTAGAGCTTTTTTAGCAGGTGCAGGTACTACTACATCAGCTTTAGCTTTTGCTGGAGGACCACCTGTTGCAGGAGCAACAGAAGAATGGACAGGTCCAGGTGCACCAATCGGTGCTTGGGTTACAGCTAATAATATGAATACTGGTAGACAATATTTAGGAGGTTCAAATGCTGGAACAGAAACAGCAGCTTTAGCTTTTGGTGGACAAGGTCCTGGTGGTTATACAGATTTAACAGAATCGTATAATGGAACTAACTGGACTGAAGTTAATGATATGACTACTGGTAGAGGATATATGGTTGGTACTGGAACTGGTACATCCGCTTTAGCTGCATCTGGATTTCACCCACCATCTCCCGCCGGCAGAGTAACTAAAGTAGAATCTTGGAATGGAACAAATTGGACAGAAATTAATGATGTAAATTCTCATCGAAATGATGCTGCAGGAGCTGGACAAGATAACACTACAGGTTTAATGTTTGGTGGATATGACTATAGTGTACCAGGCCCTACTGGCAAAACAGAACAATTTAATGGAACTAACTGGACAGAAGTAAACGATTTAAATACTGCAAGATACATGTTGGAAGGAAATGGAACTTCTTACACTAATTGTGTAGGAGCAGGGGGAGATACTGGTACTACTGATACGGGTAAAACAGAAACATGGAACGGAACTAACTGGACTGAAGTTAATGATATGAACCTTGCAAGAGAAGCAGGTACTGCACTGGGTGATAATAGTTCCTCTTTATTGTTTGTAAGTGGATCAACAGGTTCAAGAGTAACTAATGTTGAAGAGTGGAATGGTGTAAGTTGGGCTGAAACTGCTGATGTAAACACCAAAAGAAATAATTTAGCTGCATCTGGTTCGGCTACCGCAGGAGTAGTGTTTGGTGGAGGTGATTCAGGTATAAAAGCAGCAACTGAAGAATGGTCTGTACCTTCAAGTACAACTAAGGTATTAACTGATTAATAAAAGGAGAAAACTATGGCAAAAACATATCAATACTGTGTAGCAGAAAACTGGGGAAAGGGTTTCATCGATCACGATGAATCTCACAGAATCACGTTTGTAGGCTATCCTGGAAATGTTTGGCAAGTTCCTGCATATAACAAACATGCTAATCTTTGGATTGCTAAAGTTGCAGGTACTGTAAAAACAAAAACAGAAGCACAGGCGATTGTTGATGCAGAGGTTCAAGCAGCGCAAGCTGCGTGGGATGCTCTACCTGCTGAAGAAAAAGCACCAGCAATAGAGAATAACACAAGACCTGCTGACATAACATTGGAGGAATAAAAATTAAATGGCTGAGTATAAAGAAATACATGGCACAAAGATTCGTACTTATACGACTAATCCCGATAATACGATACAGGGAGAGGTGTGGTATAATGAGACTGATAATGTATTAAAGTTTCAATACACAAATGTAACAACATCTGGCGCATGGGCAACTGGTGGTACGATGAATACTGCTAGGGCGGATCACGCACCAGCACAGATTGGAACAAAAACAGCAACCCTAGCTTTTGGAGGTGCTTCACCATCACTTGTAGCAATTACAGAACAATATAATGGAGCAAGTTGGTCAGAAGTAAACGATTTAAATACTGCTAAATCTGCTTTAGCAGGAGCTGGAACATCTACTGCTGCATTAGGTTTTGGAGGTTATGTTCCGCCTGGCGTTACAACTACTAATGAAACAGAAACTTGGAATGGAACTAACTGGACGGAAGTAAACAATTTAAACACAGGAAGAACAAATTTAGAAGGCGCAGGAACAAATACAGCTGCATTAGGTTTTGGAGGTTACACTACTCCTCCACATTCAAATAAAGCTTTAACAGAATCTTGGAATGGTACAAACTGGACTGAGGTTAATGATATGAACACAGCAAGAATGAATTTAGGTAGTGGAGGAGTAGATAATACATCTGCTTTAGCATTTGGAGGATCAGCACCACCTGGTTCACCAGCTACTAAAAGTGAAACAGAATTATGGAATGGAACCAACTGGACTGAAGTTAATGATATAAATACAGCTCGATATCATGGTGCTGGATTAGGGTCTGCAACTAGTGCACTCTATGCTGGTGGTGTAACATCTACATCAGAAGTAGCTGGTATAAACGAAGTATGGAATGGAACTAATTGGGCTGAAGATACTGATTTAAGTACAGGAAGAAGACAATTTTCTGGAAGTGGCACATCGGGCACAGCAGGTATTGTGTTTGGAGGAAAAACGCCACCTCTTACAGGAGCATCAGAATTATTTACAGGTGCAGGTGCACCAATCGGTGCTTGGTCTGCAGGCAATGCTATGAATAGTGCTAGAACTACTTTAGCAAGTGCTAATGCTGGAACTCAATCAGATGCATTAGGCTTTGGTGGTAATGGTGCTAGTGGTTATACAGGTGCAACAGAAAATTATAATGGAACTAACTGGACAGAAGTTAATGATTTAAATCAAGCTAGAGGATACCAGGCAGGCACTGGAACTGATACAGCGGCTCTGTGTATAGCAGGTTATTTTGGACCTGGTTCAGTTAACTCAAAACTTGTTGAACTATGGAATGGAAGTAATTGGACAGAAACAACTGATATAAACGGAACGCAAGGACAACTTATGGGAGCTGCTGGAACATCTACTGCTGCAGTAGGTTTTGCAGGTTATGATTATGCTGCTGGAGGTGTTTCTGCAAAAACAGAAGTATGGAATGGATCAAATTGGACAGAAGTAAACGATTTAAATGAAGCAAGATATGCGCTAGGAGGAAACGGTACTTCTTCTACTAGTGCTTTAGCAGTGGGTGGAAACCCTAATCCAGGATATTCAGTAAATACAGAATCTTGGAATGGCACAAACTGGACTGAAGTTAACAATTTAAATACTGGAAGACATGGACTTCAATGTGCAGGAAACAATACAAATGCTATGCTTGCTGTTGGTGGTGTTGCACCTCCAGGTGGAAAAACTGGTGCAACAGAAGAATGGAACGGTTCAAGTTGGGCTGAAGTAGCAGACTTAGCTACAGCTAGATCTAATGGGGGTGCAGCAGGTTCGACTACTGCAGGATTATTTTTTGCTGGAAATGAACCTGCTAAAAGTGGTAAAACAGAAGAATGGTCTAGTTCATCAATTGCAACTAAAACGGTAAGCACGGATTAATTATGGCAACATACAAAGAAATACGAGGAACACAAATTGAAGCGGTAGCAACCGATCCATCAAATCCTGTTGAAGGACAAGTTTGGTATAATACAACTTCTAATGTTTTAAAAGGTCAAGTATTAACGGCTGCTGCAACTTGGGCAACAAGTGCTGATATGAATAATACTAATTTTGGTATGGGAGGAAATGGAGCCATAACTACAGCTTTATCTAGTGGTGGAGCAAATAGCCCTCCTTCTAAAACATCATTATGTGAAACATTTAACGGAACTAGTTGGACTGAACAATCTGCTATGAATACTCGTAAATATTTTGGTAGTAATGCAGGAACTTCAACAGCGGGGTTAGCTTTTGGTGGAGAGCCAGCTGATCCAGGTAGAGCTGACTCAGAAACATTTAATGGATCTAGTTGGACTGAAGCTGCAAATTTAAATACTGGAAGAGAATCTATTTCAGGAACAGGAACTCAGACTGCAGGTATAGCATGTGGTGGATCTCCTAATTCTGCACTTACAGAATTATTTAATGGATCAAATTGGACAGAAGTTAATGACTTAAATACAGCTAGACAAGCTTTTTCAATGGCAGGAGCAGATAATACTTCAGCAATAGCTTTTGGAGGCAACGTTTCCCCAAAAGCACAAACAGAATCTTGGAATGGAACGAATTGGACAGAAGTTAATGATTTAAATACTGGAAGACCATCAATAAGAGGGTCTGGAACATCTACTTCAGCAATAGGTTCATCTCAATCTGGTAGTCCTAAAGCTCTTACAGAAACTTGGAATGGAACTAATTGGTCAACTAGCACAGATTTAAATACAGGTAGAGATGCTGGTAACGCAGCAGGTGTAAATAATACTGAAGGTATATATTTTGGTGGAAGAAATGAACCAACACTTTATGCAAGCACAGAAGAATTTACTGGCGCAGGTGCATCAGTTACTAGAACATTTACAACTTCATAAGACTTGTAATATATTTTAATTAGTATATATAAGAAACAACTATAAAGGATAAAGCTATGAAAAAAGACGTAAAAGAAGTAATACAAGGTGAAGAGCCACATTTAAATAATTTATTAACACAAGAAGATCTATCATCGTTTAAAGGTATGGTAGACGAACTTAGAGACACATGGACCAAGAAACAAATGTTTCGAACAGAAACAGAAGCAAGATTTTCTGTACTACAAGACAATCGTTATCCAACTAAAGCATCAAAGTATTGGCAGTGTGTTAGAGAACAATCATCTTACTTAGATAACTTAATGACTTTATCGTTTGACTATAGAAGAAATGAAGCAAAAAT